TCTCCTAAAAAAGGAGCTTCCGAAGAAGCTCCATTAATTAATTAAGTAGACTCTTTACCGTCGTCTTTTACATAATAGTAAATAACGCCTGTGATTGTTCCTCCAGTAGGAGCAGAACCACCGTGTCCACCTACAACTTTAATTCTTTCTGTAGCTGGTACGCCTACATCTCCTAAGTCAACACCAGCAGTGCTATCACCGCCCCAGACAGTTAGTACTGCTCCTGAGTCTGCGTCTGCCGCATCTAAATATCCATCTGTGTTAACAAAAGTTGTGCCACCATCATAGTCAGTATAACCCATATCTAATGTAGGGTTAGTTCCGCCAGTTGCGTCACCATTAAAACTAATACCTAATACTACTGCATTTTTAGGAAGAACTACTTTTCTTGTATCGGTTGCTGATACTTGAACATCCTGACCTGCTGCTACAGTTGGTACTAAATAAAATTGAGCCATCATCATCATGCCGCCACAATAAGTTTCTCTTTTATTGTCACCGCCATTTGAACGAACATTACTTGCAAAAGTTGTGTTAGCCATATTTACCTCCTCATAAAGGGTTTGCTTTTAGCGTCTTATGAGTATCTGCTAGGACAGTCGCTAAAAATTATATATTCCCTAGAAAATGGGGGGAACGTTCCCCCCATTCAATTCGTCTTATGATGTTCCTGGAGATCCATAAACACAACGTGGATCTGAGTAACCGTAGCTGTAACGCTCACGGGCTTTAAATCTTACGTTGCCTGTATCGAAATCGCCTTCCATCTTAGTAGACATGCTTAAACGTTCAAAGTGAATAAATCCACGTGGAGCGTCTGTTTTCACAAACCATGCGTTAGCATCGTTTAAGAAGTGATTAACTGTGTAACCCTGTGGAAGCATTCCCATGTTTCTCATAGCGTTAACATCGTTATCAGCAGTCCCAGGACGTAATGTAGACTCAAGAAGTCTATCAGCTACGAACTGTAAGTTGGATGGAACTATCAATTTAGTACCTTGTACGGACACTTTTAAACCACGTTCGTCAACGTAACCGCCTATGTCTATTAAAGCATTTTCAAGACTGGTTTCGTTAAGGTCAGCAGCTGTTGTAGGTCTATTAGCAAATGTACTACCAGTTACCAATGGGTGAGATGTATTAACTAAACTTACACCATCACCACCTGTTATAGTAGCTGTGAAAGCATCGTTTAATATAGTTGCACCTTTAACCTGTTTAGTGTGTGCCATACTTCTTGCTAAAGCTTTTGTATAACGAGAAGCTAGACGATCATAAAGATTATCTTCGATCGCTTCTTCTGTTATTGAGAAAGCTAATGCAATTGTTTCGTTATTATACCTTGCAGTATAAGCTTCTTGTGCATCGTCAAATGATACTGCACCACCCTCGCTTTTAACGGGTGCTGCGCCAAAACCAGATAGCATTACTTCTTCTTCGAATGCTCTTTCTGATGATTCTGTATCAAAGATTTCTGCCGCTTCGTTTTCATACCTGTTATACTCAAGACCAAAAAGGGCGTTGAGTCCAGGTTCTAGCTCTTTGGCGAGCTGTGCTCTAGATATTGCCATGTTTCAATCCTTCCTATACTCCGGTTGTTGATGGTGTACCTTGGGCTATAGAGCCGGTCGGTGCATTAAAGTGGTTATTAAGACGTACAACTAATCCAATTCCTATAGCAGTAAAATCTGCATTTGCAGGATCATCTTCAACACCTACAATACGTAAAGGAAAAGATGCGGTTGCTGCTGCTGTGCTTAAATTAGCTGTAGCTGAAGAAATACCAGTAGTTGTAGAACCACTGTTACCACTTGCCAGTTGCACATTAGCAAAAACATCAGCTCTTACTAAAGCTTCTGTTGCAGCACCAGTGTTATTACCAGTTGCTACCACAAACAGTTGATTAGGATCGTCGTACACGAAAGCCTTTACTGGGTGGTTACTATCCGCTCCAGATCCAGGCCAATAATTACTCCAGGTTGTTTTACCTGTTGTGCTAGAAACATATTCACACCCCCAAAACACACCTACTATAGAGACTGTTCCACCTGTAGCTGCTTCTAAGTCATCAATGACTCCAGCAGCTGTAGGAATAACGGGTTGTCCTCTGTATAGTACGTTTGAATTGTCATAGGCGATTCTATATTCCGTGGCACCTGTAGTATTTGCACCTTGACCAAGCATTTTTAAAGGTCTAAGTCCAAAAGCTCCATTAATATTTGCCATTATAGTATATCCTCTTCTATAATACGGTTAAAAAAATTAGTCCTCACTCTTGCGAGAACCTCCAAATGTTACACGAGTTTCTCTTTCTGGCTTATGAATAGCCATTGCAGGATGCTGAGAACGAGCTAACTCATTGTCAACAGCTGCCATTTGATCGCGGGTTCGTGCCCGATAATAGTTATCTCGCTGTTCTGCGATTTCGATAGGCAACCTGCCAAGTAATAATCCACCTACTCCTATAACTCCGGCATGTTTGCCGTCGTCTATTGTTGGAGCATCAAAATCTGGGTATTCGTCTCCTCGTACTAATTCCCAACCTTCTCGTGACATAGCTGAAACATTTTTACGATCGTCAAAACCCATAACTTCTGCTCGAATCCACCTATGAACATAACCTTCAGGTGGTTCCGGCGCTTCTAAAGCTGATGGTGGCTTCCAGGGCCCTCTGCGTGCATTCTTTTCGCGAGTTTCTTGAGCACGTGCTGTTCTCGTATTACTTTGGGGAGTTGTGTTCTCCATTTTTTCGTTTGTCATTTTCTTACTCCTTCACATATTTTGCGTATTCTTCTAACGGTACGCCCAGCTTTTTGGCTATAGCTACTTGTGAAGGCGACAACCGCACAGTTTTTCGTCCACCTTTATTGCGGGATTTGGAAGTCTCAGCGGACGCAACTTTACGACTTCCTCCGTTAGTAGCCTGGGTTCCTAACTTATGTGGAAACTCAGACGCTAATCTTTTATCGAGTTCAGCATAGTACTCTTGACTTTGTGGGTCAAACCCTTCGTCTTCAATTAAACGCCTGTGGATGCCAAATGAGGCATATGTCATAACTTCGTCATGTCCAAACCACTCGTTTTTGTTAGCCCAGGCCTCAGCTTTTGGATCTGGTGGTTGCTGCTGCTGAGCTTGTTGTTGAGGTTGTTGCTGAACTTGAGGTACTGGATCTACTTGCTCAACAGGTTTTTTTAACTTTGATTTTTCTACAGTTAATGTAGCTAAAGCTTCTTGCGCTTCTACAAGCCTGTCACTATCTCCTGCTTCATGTGCATCTTTTAAAGCACGTTTAGCTCCTGTTAGTTGAGATTCAATCCGTCCTCCAAACTCTTCTTGATAACCTTTATCTAAATTTTGCAAACGAGATTTTAAGTTATCGTTTTCTTTTTTAACGTTTTCTGCAAATTCAACCGCCGATTGTTTTTGGCGTTCTTCTTCGCGCATACGTTTAGTAAGTTTATCAATGCGGGTTTTAACACCTGCACTATAATCTTCTAGCTCATCTTTTTTTTCTTCTTGAATTACTTCTGGTGGTTGCTCTGGTTCCGCATCGCTTCTAATCGTTTTAGCGTTTGGATCCACATCAATGTCTACGGATTCTTCTTCGGCTTCGCCAACTTCTAATTGTCCTTCGGGCATATTAATACTCCTTTAAATATGTTTAACATCATCTGGTTCTAAAATAGTTGCAATCACTTCGTCATCATTAAGAATACGAACTTCTCCGCCATCTATTTTAAAACGTGCTCCTGCGTAACGGCCAATACAAACCCACTGGCCTTCTTTGCACCAAGGCTCAAAATCTCCGCCAAACTTTACCGGATCTTTATACGCTAATGGTCCAACTCTAAGTACGTACGCCACAACTGTTGCCAATTGTTCACGCTCTCTTACAGCATCCGGAATATAAATTCCTGAGTCTGTTGTTGCTTTCCCCATATACGGCATGACTAAAATACGCCACCCAGTAGGTTGAGGAAGTCTTTCTTTAAGGTTTTTCTCTATTAAACTCGGATCAAGAACTTTAGCATCTTGCGGTTTATATAAAGGTTCTACGTTGACATTTTTCTTTTTCTTGGTTGCTTTCACAACATGGTCGGGCACATAAAGTGTTTTCGACATTAGTTATCCTTTCAATTTTCAATTACTTTCTGCTTTCTCGTTTCTATCCAGAGCATCTTTAACTTCACGCTCTGCAAATTGCAAACCTTTTAACTCGCCTGCCAGTTGGCGGTAGTCCTCCATAGTTTTAGGATTACCCGCGAGTATGGCCTGTTCTGTTAATGCTATTCTTTCTTGTATTCCTTTAAGAATAGCATACGCAAAATTCAATGAATCCACTAAAAGACTCCGTCAAACTTCGTTCCTTTAACCATCGCTCCTGTGCCACGGACACCTTCCGTTTCACCTAATGAATCGCGTGAGTTATGACCCTGTATAGTTTTAACTTCCGCTCCTACTTCCATAATACCTTCTGCAGCTAATCTATTTTGCTGATCAAAGTCGGCTTCGGATGGAGAGTATCCTGCGTCTTCTTGTCTTTCCATAGAAATACTTAAACGGCTACCTTCTTTGTCTGCCGCTTCTATACCACCGTCTCTATAATTTTTCATAGTGCCGCCCATATTACGAGCTTTGCCATAAGTTTTGCTTTTGTTAAATCTGCTAGGTGTTGCTGTTTCGGTTGCAGTAAAAACATTTGGGAACTTGGTTCTTTTATTAGGTAATTTAGAACCTGTAATGGCTATCTCTTGACCAAGAGCTAAAGGAGCTCTATGTCCTTCAGATTTACCTTTCTTCCCTATGTCTTTGATTACTTGTTCCATAGCATCTTGGGCACGACCTCTGGTTGTTTGCGTACCATAATTACCACGACCTACTTTTTCTTTCGCCATTATTCTTCTCCTTTGTTAATAGTTACCACTAAAGTTACGTCCTTTAATAGCTGCACCACCTGTGAACATGCTACTATCTACTTCGCCTTCTTCAAAATCTAAACTTACGCCATCTGCTGCGTTTTTCCTGCCATATTCTTTATACATGAACTCAGGAAGAGACATACTGTCAGCAGCATTACTATCTATATATTTTATTCGTCCTTCTTTTATTTGTTTTTTTGTAAAGTTTTTTAACCAATTTTCTACACCCATTAGAATATCCCCTTAAATGTAAAACCTTTAATAGCTACGCCTGCACGACGGGCTGTTCCGCCTCCGGCCATATTCATTTTAGATTGTTGTAAACGACGTACTCCGCTGCTATGCGCTGAACCGCCGCCCATAAATCCGTCACGGTCATTCATTTTCTTAGCTTTTGCTAACATTCCTTTAGCAGCATTCTTAGGAATATACATTTGCTCGGCCATTTGACCGGCTAATCCTTTATCTCTTTTCATTATGTTCTCCATACCATTGTTGATAATAATATAATAATTGTTCCCGCTGCACCTATCATTATATGTTCTAAGCGTTTTATTCTTATAATAGTTTCTTTCCAACGTTCTGCACACACCGCTTCATGTGTTTCAAGTTTAGATGCTACTTTGGTTACGGTCGGCTTAGTCATGTTTTTTTCTTTCCGCTTTTATGTTGTTTTTGCACGGAAAAAGACGCTTTTTTAACCGCTCCTGGGTGCGGTGCATAATTGCCTTTCATAAGTTTGTAACCTTTTCCATCTTTCATCCAATGAAATCCGTCGGGTGCATCTACTGTTTTATTTGCCATTACGCGTCTCCACACTTCCATTGTCTACGTGACCAGTAATTAGCAGAACATCTGTCACTTGCTCCTTTAATACCACCGCTTCGCGCACAATAACTTTTTTTGTTGGCTTTAATGTGTGATTTAATTGTCATGTTCTTATCACCAAAGTTAACTTTCTTTACTTTTCCGTCGCACTTTACAAAGACTTTAAACTTTTTTACGTCACCTTTCATAGGCTTATTGAGCGAAACTGTTTTTCCTTGGTATAATGCCATTAGTTTCCTACCTTATAGTCCTTACGCATCTTTTCTCTAGCAACCGTTGCACGTAACTGCGCAATGTCCTCACTAGAATTAATTCTTTCCGCTGTTAATTCTTGGCGACCTTCTTCACGATTCTGCTCGAATTCCATGCGTGCGTCAAATTCTAATGCTTTACGTTGTATATCTGTCGCTTTAATTTCTAATTCTTTCTCACGTAACGCTACCAATGGATCAACTTCTCCTTCTGGTGGAGGAGCAAACAATTGTAGTATTTCTGCAGTGTATTGTGAAATAAGAACAGCCACTCTTGATTCGCCATCAAAAGCAGGAGCTGGTAATCCTTGTGCTTCGGCTTGACGTGCCGCATCCATCGCTTCCATCATAGCAACTCCTCTTGCTTTTAAACCTATATGCTCACAAACATGCGCTAATAATAACGCAAAGATTGGTGGCGTAGAAGCAACAACTGGAGATTTCATAAAGGCAACGTGTGTTGCAATATGTGCATCTTGATCTTGCTCTTCAAAAGCTTGTAAATTTTCTTGGATTAAAGCCCGCGCATTTTCTATTGCAGGGTCAATAGGTTCCGGTTGTTGTGGCGGAGGTAGAATAGCTTCTATGTTTTGTACGCCTACCGCTTCATACATTCTTTTATACGCTTCGTACATATTATGCATTTCTGGATTAGACTGAGCAAGTTGTAATTGTGTTTGCGCTAAAGCCATACGTTGCGACACAGAAAAAATATTTGGGTCGGATACCGGCACAACATCGACACGATCGTCAAAGTCCGCTTGTTTTATAGAAGCTTCCGCACCATAAACATTGTATGGATACATTGGTGGTAAGTACTCACCAAAAACTTTTGCTAACATTCTAAACTCTTGTTTCTGCGCGTAATGTAACCGTTTATGAATCGCCGACATTACTTTAGAACCTTTTTCTAATAAGGCTACCGTTGTTCCTACGGCTGCAGATTGATTACCATCGCCAACTTGCATATCCGTAATGGCTGCAAATCGTCTCCCAGCGTCAACCACAAATCCTAAAAGCTGCATTAAAGTTTGACTTGGCTCTTTATAGGGAAGAGGAAGAATGCTGTCTTTTAAGGCTCCACCAGGAACATCTATATCACGGAATTCGCCGGGAGACAGGGGCTCGTCAGGCTCACGGATCCGAATACCTCTTGCTTTAAAACCAGCAGGGAGATTGGCTAATGTACCCGCGTCGATGAGCTGACGAAGAATGGAGGTAGCGGAACGACCCAAACCACCTATCATGTGTAATAATCCTAAACCGTAAAAACCTAATCCCGGTAAAAACTTATAGTGCGCAAAATACTGAAGTTTTTTATATAGCTCATCGCCCTCTTTCCAGTTTCTACGAATAGCTAAAACTTTTCCGCTTTCTAAATCTATTGTAATAATGTAGGGAAGTTTAATTCCTGTAGGTTCATTAGCAAAAGGATCCATGTGCTCGTAACCTTCAAGATCTAAATTTGTATGAAACTCCAATAAAGTGCAATCACTGTCCACAGAAGTTTTAGATATGCCAGAAATCTCTCTTTCTTTATCCCTTAACTCATCGTCTTCTTCATACGGCTGCAAGGGTATGTCTCTATAAAATCCTCCCGCCTGTAATTTTTTTACTTCGTTTTCTAACATCCGCACAACATGCGTTACGCGTGATGCAGATTGTAAATCGGTAGCGTTGTATGGAACCACTAAATCATCGGCGGGTATAAACTTAGATACCGCTCTATCTAAAGTGTCGTCAAAATATACCTTCTTAAAAGCACTTCCCGCTAATGGTAAATAAAACAATAATCTATCAATTTCCGGATCGTACTCTTCCATTACATTCATTATTTGATAATTCATATAATCTTGTACACGTTGCGCTTGCGCTTCTACTTGTGTATCTGTCGCCCCTATAATTTGAGATTTAACAGGGCCACTTGCCGGTAATAATTCTTTATACGCTTGCGCTTGGAATTGTGTAACGGCTTCTGCAATAACAGGATGCGTAACACCACTAGACCCACGGAAAGGTTCATCACGCTCTTCGTATTTTAATCCTAAAAGTTTGAGTCCCTCTGCATAAGAGTTTTCCCAATCTTGACGACTTTCTTTATCTTCTTCATATAAACCTAACAGCTCCGTAGAAATTTCCATTAACGTATCGTCATCTATACTTTCGGATAAATTAAAATCAAATTCTTGTGATAACTCTTCCGCTGCTGCTTCTTCAAAATTTATATTGACAGAACCATCTTCTTGAACCTCAACCATGCTTTCATCAAAGTCTGGTGTCTCTTCCTCAACTGTTTCTACTTCTATATCTTCGCCACCCTCTAAATCCATGCCGGATCCAGGCATAGCTGAATCAATTTGTGAAGGAGGAAGTCTTCCGTTTCCTTGTGCCATAGTTTATTCTTCCTTTGTAACTTTTTTACTAGAAACTTTATTTGTTCCTTTAACTGCCCCTATCATACCCATACCACCTTTAGCAACACGGTAACCAAAAGATGCTGATATAGATATATAAATACAGTTAGCAAACCAATCTGGTGTGCTCTCATCTAAAAATACAAATCCTTTTTGTACAGCATCCTGTGTCCAAGGTATAAAGCATCCCGCCAAAACTGCAATAAAAAAAATTGTCCAGGCCTCATCTTTCCATGAACCCCCCATTTGGTCGGTGAGGGACTTCTCCATATCCAGTTCGCCCGTTGCCTGTTTCTCGTAAACGGTCGCTTCTGCCTTGGCTTTAGCTACTTTTATAGAGGTTAGGGCTTTTTTCTCTTCTACTTTGCCCTTAACCCATGAACCAGCAATATCACCAACAGCCCCTAACAATCCTCCTATTAAAGGAAGTGCCATACTATAGTATCCCCTTTTCCTTCAATACAAAAGATATGACTGCCGCAGCAATCCCTATAAAAATACATATTGGCTGGTCAATAATAATACCTACACCTATAACCCCTACACCCGCGCCTGCGTATGTTGAAGGTTCTTTTAATCTTCCCATAATCCATTCCATTATTCTTCTCCTTAATAAAATTGACGTGTATGTGTTCGGTAGCTAGGTTCGTCATCTTCGGGGTCGCTGTCAAGTTTTATAAACCCTCCCTTACGATATCTTATAAGTGCCATACTCATACTATCGCAATAATCGTCGTTGTCCCCATTTGGAAACGCTACGCATTCCTCAATAACATCCTCAGAAAATTTTTTATCTGGGGCCCACACCATACCACTCTCAAAGATAGGGGCCACCATATGCATCCTTGTATGTTTATCTCGTCCCTTACTCGGTGTATAATTAATTACAGGAATTCCCATCACCCGTAATTCGTCCGTGAGCGGGGTACCGGTAGCCTTCGCCTCAATAATTACCATGTCCGGCTCCCAATACTTATATTCCTCTTTCGCCGTACTCTTCAACTCCGGAAAGTCCCATCTTCCTTTTCGCGCATCTAATAAAATTATATGCTCTGGACCCCCCTCCTCGGGTTGGAATATTCCCCAGGTCGTAATCGCACTATAATCCGCCGTCTCTTTTTTCGAGAAGGCCGTGTCATAACTCTGCATAATATAACTGACCGGTGGTACCGTTTTGCTTTCCCACACACGCCACCACTCCTTCTTAATAATCGCGCCCTCTTCCGCCGTTGGATTCTGCTGCCACTGCGCATTCCATTTGGCCAGGGACAGTGATGCCTTGACCTTGAGCAGTTCTTCCTTCTTCCAGAACTCCGGCCACAATATATTGTCGCTCGGTAAAATAGCCGGGAACTCTATCATATCCCACTGGTCCGACATGACATCCGCTCCCTGTGCCTTAATCAATTTCCCCGTTAAATCTTTCAAGGACCACCGGGTCATAACCACCACAATAGATCCCCCTGGCTGCAATCTTTGTCTCGGGCCAGATGTATACCATTCATACGCATTCTCCATCGCCGTTTCCGACAACGCATCTTGTTCCGAATGCGGATCATCAATAATCAATAAATCCGCACCACGGCCCGTGATCGCACCACCCACGCCCGCTGCATAATATTCCCCGCCCTGTTCCGTTTCCCAACGGCCCGCGGCCTTAGAATCAACACGCAACTCCACGTCAGGAAAAATAGCTTTATAAATATCAAGCTCCATAAGATTCCTTACCTTTCTTCCAAAACGCACAGCCAATTCCGCCGTATGTGTAGTTTGTATAATTTTTAGGGTAGGATTCTTACCTATTAACCATGCCGGTAACAAATAACTAGCAAACTCAGACTTCGTATGTCGTGGTGGCATATTGACAATGATTCGTGAACCAGGGTTCGCGGCCAGCTTTTCAAATTTTTGTGCAACTTTTTTATGATGATCGCCTTCAATAAATCCGTCATAAACATGCTTAACAAAAGCCATGAAGTCTACCTGAGCTTTTGCCCTGACGACTAAATTTTTCTTAGCTTGCTCTAAGGCTAAGACTTCACGTATCACTTCTTCCGGTGCATTGAACATGAGGTACTATACCTGAATTAAAATATATATCAAATCATATGTGCCAAACACTAGCTCGCTCCGCTCGCTAAGAGCAGCCGGGGGCTGTGACCCGCTGTGGGTAACGATTACAGCCCGTTATCTTTTTGCCTTACTACCTAAGTACCTAAGGGGTAGCAGGGGCTGACGGGTCGATTAAGACCCGTCCCGACCCGATTAAGAGGCGATTAGTTTAACCGTTTGGTCTGGTTTTTTTCCTGATTTATAACACTTATTAAAAACTTGCTTAGAGATTTTAGAAATCAATGCTGATGATAAAGCTTTGTCAACATCTGGTCTAGACAAATTAACTGGTTGAGATTTTTGAGCTTGAACTAAAATTTTATAATCCCAATTAAAGTTAAATAGTTCAGTTCGACCCTTTGACAATTGGCGGTGAAAATCTTTAATTTGTTTCTCTTCTTTTTTTAGCTCGGCTATTTGCTCGGCTATTTCGTGAAGTCTTTTTGCTGGGTTGTTAGTTATTTGCATTTTATTTATCCTCCTCTACTTTTATTTTATGAACTCCATAATCTAAGTCTTCAAGCCATGTTTTAATCTCAGATTTAATATTGTCAGTATCAAACCAACTTTCATCAATTGGGTTTTCGGTTTGGATATCTCTCGTTAATATAAAGCTAATTTTAAATTCAGTCATTTTATTTACCTTAGTTAGGGGCTGGGTGTAAGCCAGCCCCATGTTGATTATTTTTTTTCGAAGCCCAGCGCATTTGCTACTCTCGTAATCTCAGCCAGATACTGTCTGGCGGCGAAGCCACGTCCTAAAGCATTAGAGCTAAATTCTGGACTCACAATACTTACACACTTTCCTAGGAAAGTAAGGTTCTTAACACCTAGTTGATTAGGAACGACTCCTACTTCGTCTGACGGTGTCATTGAGGCGCAACTCTCTACTAACTCAGCATCAAAGCCTAAGTCAGTATAGTAAGCAGGTCTCATAACCATGTGTCCGTCGCCTTCCAGTTTAGAGAAGTTTTCTAATATGTTTTTTAAAAAGTCTTTTTTTTCGTTAGCGTAAGTCATTTTATTTTCCTTAGTTTTTAAGGTTTAGCGTTGTTGCTTGTCCTTAATATATATATTAATATCACGTGACATATAACAATGCAACAATAAAAAGCATTATTATTATTTTTTATTACTTTTATTATATCATGTGACATTTAAGCAACAGCTGATGTTTCACGTGAAACATGGTAATTATTAATAATCCATCATGCATATATTATTATTATTGTTATTATCTTATTA